CTTAGAGAAAGATTATTCAACAAAGAAGGATGAAGTACCAGAAGGGGGATGGTTGCCAGCTACTACTGGAATTTATTCGGGTAATGTTATTATTACAGCACTGGAGGCTAATGCGCCTAATGGAGATAACGCAACATTTACAGCTTCATTTGAAGGTGTTGGAGCACTTACAAAGACAGCATAATTATAAGCCTTTATATCTCTAGGTTATGGAGGTGTAAAGGCTTTCTTATTTTAAATACTTATTGATATGACTATTAAAGGACAAGACTACAAACTGAAATATACTCTAAGGGCACTATTCATTTATGAGCAAGTAACAGGAAAGATATTCAAATTGGAAACAGTTACAGATGAATATTTATTCTTCTATTGTATATTGGCTGCTAATAACCCAGATATGCAATTAACCTTTGACGAATTGATAGATGCCATTGATGAGGATATGAATTTAATGCTGGAGTTTCAGAGCTTCTTAAAGAAGGAACTGGAGAAGCAACAGCTATTCATTACTAATAATACAGATGCTAAAAAAAAGTCCTAACCACTAAGGAGATATATTCAGCCTTAGTAATAGAAGGTGGACTAGACCCAGAATATGTATTAGACAAGAT